ACAATTTCAACCGCACCACAAACTCCTGAAACTATAACTTCTACAGTTACGTCTGGCATATTAGGATAGTGTTGAGATATTAGTATCTACTGATACCGTTCCTTTTAATATTTTTTGAATTGTTCCGTCAGCATATTTTACAAGCACATCATACTTCAAAGGACCAGGATGAAGAGCGGCAGTTTGTGCCGCGCTCAACGTAAGTTTAATTAGACCGGAAGCTGGGGTGACTTTGGTTACTGTGAAAGTTGCGATATTTGGAAAGTAATAATCCTGCTTAATCTCTGCATCAATTGTGGCGTTCGTGACATCAATAGCTGTTCCAGTATCATTCTTCAAAGTTAAGACTAAACAGAAGTCCACATTCCTTTCGATTGAAATATTGTAGGTGGAGGCAGGCATGGCGGCTAATACAATTTACACAAAAAGCGCACCATAAAAGATGCGCTTTTGATTTTTAATTTTAATTAAATTAAAGCTAAACTCCAGTTGCTAAAGTATTCAAAACTTCGCCAACCATATTCTTAGCGACAACTTGAACAGGCTTGCCTTGATAAGAGTTGTAAGCATGAACTAATCTATTTAATTCAGCACCGTGATCTTTAGACAAGATAACAAACTGTTTACTAACTTCGTTGCCATTCAAGAAAGTAACGGAAGAATCTTCGTCACGAATTGAAACGACGTTGTTAGTTGGAGTTGAGCTTCCAATTGTCTTAATTGCATTTCGCGACTTCTTCTTGTAATAATGCATCAAATAAAGGTGCTTGAGGATGTTTTGCTCCTCTAGTCCCAGATCAGTAGAAGCGCCGCTATAATCTGTGTATATAAGACTGTTAAGCTCACCAAGGTTGGCTTGTAGCCAACCAGAAATCATACTGATGTTAGTCTCACCAGTATCAGCGTCGAATTCGTAATAAAAAATTCCACTAGCTATTTCTTGGATATTAGCCATTTAAAACTTTGTTTAATTCTTCTCTCTGTTCATCAGAGAAAACTTGTTTAGTTTGCGGCTGAGGAACGAAATAACCTCTGCTCGCAACATTTTGCGTGTCAAATTGACGAAGCAGTCTTTGCTTTAAATTGGGCCTGCTGCCAGCAGGATCAATTTTTAATTTATTTGCAAGACTTTGAATTTGACGGTCAGACATAGTATCCAAATTCTCTTCAAAAATTTTACGATTAGCAGTGCCAAAAATATTAATTTCAGTGATACCTAGGGTCTTTTCTAGCTGCCGAATCTTGTCCCTGTATTCGGGCGAGTTCTTATCTTTTATAGAATTAATTTCATCAATTAAATTGGCTTTCTTAGGAGCCTTACTTTGTCCAGTAGAGATTTCCATATAAGATAATACTCTTTATTTTACACTTTTCTATGTTATAGAGAATAAAAAAACCCGCCCCTTTCGAGGCGGGTTTTTGATAAACATTAACCTTAGACGATCTTGCCTACGAGGGCGCGGGTATCGAGGATGATACGACCCTCTTCCATCGAGCCGAAGTAGCCGATCTTGTTCTGACGGATGCTGTACTGGTCGTCAGCAACGAGGGTGAACTCGGCGCTAGAATCTGGATCAGTAGCAACAACACGGAGCAGGGACTCACGGGAGCGGTCGATACCAACAAGGATCTCTTCGGTCGCACCATCGAACGCGGCAGCGCCAGTGGAACCGTCAGCCTTAGCGAAGGTGTCGGAGCCAGCAGCAGTGTCGAAGATGGTGTTGAACTTCTGACCTTTACCCATCTCGCTGAACTCAAGGATAGATACGCCGTAGAAGCTGGGGATACCAGCGCTGTTGTATACGGCCATACGCATCTCGTCAGGAGCAGCGATGCCGTTCTCGCTGCCGTTACCAGCAGAAGAGACGGAGGGCGAGCCCTTGACATTGATTGGGTTGTAGGCCATAGCGCGGATCTGCTCAACGATCTCTGGCGAAACCAGAAGATCGCTCAGACCACCGCGAGCGCCGCCAGCAGGGGTACCCTTGGCAAAAGAGGTGTTGATACGCTTGCCGAGGGTGAGGAGTTCGTTCAGGTCAGCCAGCAGGAAACGACCAGCGGCATTGGCACGTTGAACGTGATCCTTGCCATTGGTAGCAGCGGTAGCGAGAACTGACATTACGAGGTTAGCAGAGGTGCGCTCTTGCTTCAGGAGGATTTCCTGAGCCATACGGGTGAAGGTCTTAGCGACAACATCCATACGATGCTTGGCGGCGTACTTACGGTCGAACGAAAGTGCGCTGTCAAGGCTGTAGGTGGTGATCTTCATCTCCGATACGGTGGGAAGAACCTGATTGGTGGGCAGACCGCCAGCTACTGACTGCGAGAATACAGTGATGTAGTCCTCGTCATTGATGTCGAAGTAGAGGTCGAGTGGGATGCTGGGATTATCGTCAGCGTTGAAAGGCAGGGTGGTGAACAGGTTGCTCAGTGTAGGAGCATTGTTTACAACTTCTGCGAGAACGGGACCGATAAATTCAGCGAGGGCGACTTGAGCATCATAAGCAACGGTGCGATTACGGCTAGCCATTGCTTTAATAAGCTCAAGTTGTTCTGGAGTGCGCTTTAAGGTGATTTTCATTTAGATAGTTCCTTTCTTATTACATGCGCAGACCAACTACGGCGAAGATGCCAGAGAACTGGTCATTGAGGTTTGCAGTTGAGGTGAGGGGTGAGCGCGAGCCAGTGCCGAGAATGACGCCGAGCTTGCCGTCATCAGTGTGGGCGCAGCCAGTGACTTTGCCGCTGTTAGCGGAAAGCTTGAAGCCAGAACCAACAGTGAGGGCGCCGTCGATGGCCGAGGGGCCGAGAGTGAAGACGCCGCGAGTAGCGACTGGAACGGCTTGGCCGGGCAGTACGCACATAAGCTCTTCAGCCTTTTGGCGGTAATAGAGAAGTTTCTCACCGTTCTCATCAAACTTTGCAGTTTGACGGAGGGTAAGACCAAGGCAGTTAGTCAAGTCGCCAGAGGCGGCAGGAGTAACCTTCAGATTAACCTTGGGATAGGAATTAGCCCCAATGAAGGGGTAGTCAGTTTTGCCGAGGTAAGAGTCGGTAGCGTAAGATACTGGGTCGAGGTCAAAGTTGCCAGCGGAAACTTTAACGAAGACACCAGCATCGCCGCCGCCAACGCCAGTTACGTTCTCGTTGACGGAGCCGTCAACAAGGGCGTACATGTTTACCACATCATGTTCGTCGTATTGACGGAATGGTAGAAGACGATTTGCCATATAGTTATCCTTTAATTTGGTTTACAGTTAATTTTTATTATTTGGAATAGCTTACGCTAATATTTTCGCGGGAGAAAGCTTTTGCAAACTTCTCACGGAGACTGGGTTCGCCAGAGATCTTGCTATCTGGGGCGGTGTTTGTCGCTTTAGCGCTTTCGAGAGCGGCATCGACATCGGGCTTCTGCTCTTCAACTTTAACCTCTGCGGTTACAGTAGAAGCTTTGCTGACTTCCTTGAGACGAGCCTCGACTTGCTCAGAAATCTTCTTCTCGATTTCGGCCTGTTGAGCTTTGATGGCCTCTTTGTTCTTATGCTTCCAAACAACATTGAACTTCTCTTTGTAAGAAGCGAAAGCCTCTTCAGAAGCGTCAAGAGCTTGGACTTCACCGATAACCAGCTTGCGGTCTTCGTCAGAAAGATCGAAAGCAGAATCAAGTTCAGCTACGCGAGCGTTTTGGCGAGCAAGAGCTTGCTCTTCAGCTTGAACTTTCTTGATCTGGTTAAGCTCTTCTTGAGTCTTGGAAAGCTCCGACTTGATGTTTTCTACGGAGGCGACAGTCTCTTTGTAAAGCTTCTCGGCTTGCTCTTTAGCGTTTTTCTCTGCGGACAGAGACTCGCGATACTCTGCGTCCTTTTGCTTGATAGCGTCTACGAATTGGCTAGTCATCGAAGCGACAGCCTCTTCACCAAACTTTTTTTCCAAAAGGGCAGACTTAAGTTCTGAAATAAGTTTTTCTAAGTCCATATGGTTTATATTTTTTACATTTTTTATCACTGAAATGGAATTTGATTTTTTATTCGTCAAAAAGGCGGCAACTTCTTGTTGAAAATCAGCAGAAGACTTTTCTGTTTCTATGTCTTGATTTTCCTCCTCTTTATCGTCTTCCTTATCGTCCTCAGAGTCTTTGAGCGAGATGCTTGCATCATTATCAAAAGCGACGACACCATTGACTTGTGCTGCCGGATTGGTAGTGAAACCGCCGCCAAGAGGATAAATCTCTCCAACAATTAAACGATAGATTGGAGTGCCGTCATTCATTTTGCCGCTACCACCTTTGGCTTTTAAAAACTGAGAAAGCTCTTGAACTTGGGCCGCGTCTGTAACAATCTCCGCTTCTTTAAGCGATTGGCTACCGACTGCTAAGTAATAGCTACTAAAACCAATTTCCCAGCTTGCAGAGATGGCGTTGTTAAACTTGTCGTTCTTGTCAGAATTGCGTAACATCAGCGATGTAAAGGACTTATCAACAGTTCTGTAGATAACACCTGCAACTGAAAGATAAATTGGATCAAGGGTTTGAGCGGCTTCATCGTCGCTCATAAACTTGTTATCTTTAAAGTCATTAAACGAATAATTAGTAATATGCCCGACAACTCTCTTTTTGTTATGCTCGATATTGAGATACTTGTGCAGGAATCTTTTGGCGATCTTCGAAGCGGTAGCGCCCGAAATGCCGTCGCCATTGTTGTTGATCATATTCGGGACAGCAAGATTGAATGAAACCCCAAGTAAGTCTGGGTTATTCTCTACGTCGATATTGGGTGAAAGTTTTTTTAACTCGTCTAACGAAGCTTTGGAAAGTAGTGGAAAATCTGTGTCCCCAAGTTTATGACAGGCAAAAGAAATCCCGTCTAATCTTGTTTTGTATTTAAAAGACATATATTACTTTACAGCAGAATGATAAAAAATTGCCGCAGAATATTCTTCTAATAAAAATTCATCCGCAGTCTGCGAAACTTGGGGCAAAGGCTTCAGTTTCTCAATTTCATCAAGATCAGCCATACACTTTTGCAGGGTTGGAACCCAGTTCTGTCTGTCCGAAGAGGCTACAACTTTCTTGCATAGATCTACAACACTCTGCTTTTGCTGCTTTGACAACTTCTTTACCTTGAACTTATTAGCAACAAAGTCTTCTGAGGCTTTCATAAAAGCATCAACCTCATAAACAACTGCTTGAATATCTTTGCGCGAAGCTTGGTTAGGAGTGCCCAAGGGTCTTCCGGCAACGCCATTAGTTGGGGCTGCGGTAGGAGTAGCTGGAGCATCAGAAGACATAACTGGAACACCACCAACAATTGGATTATAGTGACCTTTTTCTCTCTCAGAAAGGAACTGCTCCTGCGCGGGCGCGAGGGCGCGCGCGTCCGGCAATTTACCTGTTTGAATAGCTTCGATACCTTGCTCTGGAGTAAGGATAGAAAGCTCCATCAAGCGAGAGATCGTTCTCATATACTGAGTCTCGTCCTTCAAGTCGATCTCGGTAAACTTAGCTGTAGGATAAGCTCTGAATCCCAGATCCTTTGAAATGCGGATAATTTCAGGCTGGAGAACATCATTCAGGAAAGAGTTTCTCGCTTCTTTCAAACGCTCCATAAAGAAGCTAATCTTTGCATTTTGACCATTATACTTCTCCTCTCCAAGCAGCACATTCATTAAGCCCTCTTTAATATCTTGATTCAAGATCTTATATTTCTCTTCGCCCACCACCTTTTTAAGATCAGGAATAACAAACTCGGCTCTTGTGGTATAGTCAGAAACCAGAACGCGACCAACACTTTCGCTCATGAAAAGGTTTTGCATTGCCGTCATATTGGCAGGATTAATTCCGCCCTTATCTGGCTCCGCACCCATCGTAATCAAAAGAATAACGTTTTCGACGGTACGGGAAATCGCTTGATCGATATGCTTTAGTTCGATCTTTGCGTTGACATCTTCTAAAACAGGATAGGCGAAGGGAATGGCGAAAGGCTCGTAATCTTGTTTTTTGTAAAAAGAATAAAGCAAATATTGAGGATCGAGCTTCATCTTTAACCCGTCTCTAAAATACTGCTTGCTCTTTATCTGCTGCTGAACTTCTGGAGGAAACCCTTTTAGAAGCTCAACGTCAGCGTCATCTTTTGGGTTCTTCAGCCTCTCAAGTTCATACTCAGATAAAACTTTTTCATATACAGCCTCCGCAAAGGAGCTAGAAATTTTTGCAACGATCTCGTATGGATTAATTAGAATATAGCGAAGAGGGACGCGATTATTCACAATCCCGTTCTCGCTGAGACCTGAAAGAAGTTTAAAATCTTCGGCATTGAACTTACCATCAATCCGATAATAAAAGATATTTCCGCTGCGGTAGTATTCGCGGAAATACTGATCTTTCATCTTCCACAGTTTGATTTTCTTAAACCATTTGCTGAAGAACTCCCTGCTTCTTTCTGTACCGCCCTCAAGATAAATATCTGTATTGGCAAATTCAGTGGCAATATCAATTGTGTTTCTTACAATCGCGACATTTGCATAAGCCTTTTGACAGAGCAAGATAGAGTCTCTAACATCTACGCCATCTTTTGAAAAATCAAAAGGTAGTAGCCCTTGGCTCAATAGAGCATATCTACGAATATTACTATCAGTGCCATTGGCTGGTATTCTGCTCTTAGTCGAAGATGAGCTAGAAGATGTTCTTGAAGCTTTTGATATATCGTTAAAATAAGAACCTCCAACAAGTTTTGGCTCTACTGGAGCTTGCAAAACAGCTTCTGGTTTCTTGTTCTTATTCCAGTACTCGGATTTCTTAATATAAGAGCGCGCCATTTTAATAGTCCTTTATATTAAAAGTTACACGCAAAAGTCTAAAAGTACTTTCTTTTACTTTCATTTAGCGAGCAAAAAACGGAGTAAAAGTAGAAGAAACTGTCTGCATCTGACAATCCATCATATCGAAATAAACTTTTGTCATCCAGTTTCCTAAAACAAGACAAGAGTAAGAGTCTTTTCTTGTCTTTTCTGCGCCACTCTGACGCTTTAATTCTGGCGGCAAATCAAAACTTTGGTGACCATTAGCAGTAGTTGTCGGAATAATTAACGAACACTGAGCTTTGACAAGCTCTATCATATCCGCTTGATGGTCTACAAAATCTACCATCTTAGCTTCAATGCTTTGACTGTCTTCTTGATCCCTCACGAACTTTAAGTTCTTAATAGGGATAGTCTTACCCTTTTGAGTAGTAAAGTCGTCATTAACAGCTTCTGCTGCGAACAAGATTTTACGGTGGTCAAAGTTTGACTGGAGAAGTTCGTTACCGTACCTTATCCAAGGGCTAGTTGGGATTCTCAAATAACAAATGCGCTTCTGCTCTAAATTATAAACTGATCTAGCTTTACGAAGTTCAGTTTGATAATTTTCCGGCGAATCAAAATCAGCCTCAAACATCTTTACTTCGATCTTTGCATTCTTAAATAACTCGCTTTCATTTGCCGCATTGATGAACTGGACACCGCCGTTATAGTCTCCGCACATTGCAACAACGTTGAAGCTCGTCATCAAATAATTAAGATATTCGATATGCTTTTTTAAGTTAGTTCCAGAGACTGCATAATTGTGAACGAGAATGCCTCTTTTGTTAGCTTTATCGAGTTTGATAACATTCATTGCAAAATCGTCAGACGATTCGTTCTCTGCCCAAGAAGGATCAAAGCTAAGAATGTATTCTGCGTTTCTTTCCCCCGCAAGCTCGATGCTCTGCCCCTCTCCAGCCTTTATAGTGCATTCGTGCATCTTGCTGAGTTTAAAATAACCAGAAGAGTCGTCCATAAATCTAGATCCGAACTCTCGCATAAATTGAGACTCGGACATTGTAGACTTCGCTTGGGTCAAAAGACTTTCGTCGTACAAACCTTGAGGCGCGACATCATAAGAAAAGTGCAGGATCGCTCTTGTTGCACCGCCCTTACCATCTTTCTCTGGATAACTAATTAAAGATTCGTACTGCTTGTAAAGCTTGTACATATACTCAAACTGATAAGACGCCGAAGATAGCACAATGATCTTGTTGTTAGGCCAGCGGAACCGATCCTCCTCTTTCATATCGCCGCGCTTAATTAGTTCAGTCTCCAAGTCATATACTTGTTTTCTTTCTGTTGGGTTTTGAACTACAGAAAGGAATGGAATGATAACTTCGTTAAAGATTCTTTCCGGCATTAGCAAGAACTCGTCGATCATCATTCTGTGGAAGCGGAAGCCACGAAGTTTTTCACCGTCGCCAAGGGGTAGACAAGTGATCTTGCTTCTTCCGATCTCCATCGTCCACTCGTCAGAGCTTTTAGTACACTTGGTAATACATTGTTTTAAAAATGCGGCCTGCGGTTTTTCCGAAATCTCTTCGATCTTGCGGAAAATCATTTTTGCCTGACGAAACGTTTTACTAACGATGCCAATATGCACTCCTTGATTTAGAATCGCATCCAAGGATGCAAAAACTGCACAAGTGAAACTCTTAGAAAGACCACGACTCCAGACCATCATTGAATAGTCTGTCTCAAACATTGTCTTAATAGCAAGGTGTTGAAATGGGAACAGCTTTACGCCGCAGATCATCTCGGAAGAAAACGATATGTTATTGCGCAGGAACTTATAGAGTAGAATTTTTGCGTCCCGCTCTTCGATATAACCCTTTTGTTTAAGGATTTCTTCGTTTACCTTGTTGAAGGCGCTGTTTCGTTTTTGATTTCCTTCGATCCAAGCCATAAATAATCCTTGTCTAGAAAATATTGAACGTCCACATCCCAAAGCGGACTGCCAATAGTCAAAAGCTTTGGAATAAGAACCTCGCTGTTCTTTCTGTTACCCGAGAATATAAATTGACAATACCCCGCAAATTCGTGTTGCAGTAATCTCATGTTATGGTAAATAAATTTAAGATTCGCCTTATGAGGAGTAAAGTCATTATTACTATTTATACGTTCTAAAGTGGATTCCACGACAATAAACAGATAACACCCCATCTCCTTTGTCCTTTGAAGCTCGCGCTTGAACCTTTCTAGGTTATCTCCCACTAAAGTTCCTTTAAAATCAGACTCTGACTTGCGGTCCACAAATGTTTTTGTATAATTGGCCCCGCTGGCGGTGTAGTCGCCAAAATCTAGCTTAACTTGCTTCTCGTTTTTGAAACTTAAAGGTTGTTGTTCTCTAGTATCTACAAAGATTTCGATCTCAGAAAAGTCTTCGTGAAACTTTTTTGGCAGGCTTCTTCTGAACATAGGCTCTGCGCCAATTTCGTCGCAAGCTTTAGAATAAGAGCCAAAATGCTTCTTATACAAATCAATTGTAGGCATCTCGCTTGTCTCTAGCTCAAGATATGATGGAGCATACTTCAACTCTTTGCTCTCGATCCTGTGCGCGAGCATCTTTTTAATTTGAGCTTTTACTTTTTCTGGCGACTCTATCTCACACCATCGCAAAAGCTGATCTCTATTTTCAAAATCTCTTTCAAAATACAATTCCTTATCCCTAAATGGCAATAGCGTTCCTGTTAGCAGATTTTTACGGGGATAGTAAGTCGTATAGTACTCTGCTAAAGAAGTCTTATGCTTTTTTAAATGAGCATGCAAACTTCTTTCTGAGGGAAAAGTAAGATCGCA